AAGCTATTCTTATACTCTTCCAGCAGCATCGGTATCTGTTTTAGGGGGCGTTAGGATTGGGACGGGTGTTGGTCTGGATGCAAACGGATTCCTGATCTCTGATGTTAAGCTCACCACAAACACTTTCACAGGCACGCAAAACCTCGGTGGCAACCTGATCACTCAGCCAAAGTTACAGGCATACAGAGAGACAAGTACAGCACCAACGATTTCTGCTGGCACGCTTACTCTGGATCTATCTGGTAGCAACTTCTTCGCCGTGAGTTTAAATGCCGCCATCACAACCCTGACCATCAGCAACACCCCAGCAAGCTCCGCAGCAAGTTTTACGCTGGAATTTACAGCAGACGGCACAGCTCGGGCAGTGACTTGGGGAGCGGCCATCAAATGGTCTGGCGGGACTGCTCCAACTCTGACCAGCACCAGCGGCAAGAAGGATGTGTTTGCGTTTTATTCTAACGATGGCGGGACAAGCTGGCAGGGTTTTACAGGAGGTCAAAACTTCTGATGCTAGCCAATATCATTCGGAACGCCAAGAAGTATTCGACAACAGGCGACCCTTACTATTCAGCCGTTTCGCTCATGCTCAGTATGGATGGAACGAATGGATCGACCACATTTACTGATTCTGGGCCAAATGCTTTCACGCTAACGAGGTATGGAACAGCGGCAGTCAGCACGACCCAGAGTAAGTATGGTGGAGCATCAGGCTATTTTGACGGCAGCGGTGCAAGACTGGGATTAAGCTCTACCGCAATTGATTTTGGGACAGGAGATTTTACAGCGGAATGCTGGATATATTTGAATGCGTCTCCATCTAGTGCCAACGCTCACATTATGGGAAAACATGTTTACGGAATTAGTGCGTCTTGGATTTTACAGATCAACACCTCAAGAGTCTTGTCGTTTCTTTGGAATGACGGCGTAAACATCCTCTCAACCGGAACAGCTTTAAACCTTTCGCAGTGGTATCACATTGCAGCTTGCAGAAGCGGGTCAACTCTTAGGGTGTTTATCAATGGAACTCAAGTCGCAACCACTACGATTAGTTACACGTTCTCTTCAACCACAGAGTTCACGGTGTGTTCAGCGTCAAATGACAACGCTCTTTCCCGTGTAAATGCTTATATCGACGACCTCAGAATTTCCCAATTCGCTCGCTACGTCTCCAATTTCACGCCTCCCACAGCAGCATTGCCAACAACCGCATCCTCCACGGTGGCCGACCCTTACTACAATTACACATCCCTCCTGCTGCACATGGATGGCACGAACGCATCAACGAACTTTGTGGATTCTGGGCCAAATGCACTGGCAGTGACTGCGGCAGGAAATGCTCAAATCAGCACGACTCAAAGCAAGTATGGTGGGGCAAGTGCTTATTTTGATGGGACGGGAGATTACCTGTCAGCCAGTAGCCCTGATATCACTGGATCGTGGACTGTCGAATGCTGGTGGTATCCATCCACGGTCACGGTGCAACAAACGATCTTGTCTTGCAATAGTGGATCGTCGGCAGGGATCAATATTTGGTGCAACACCTCGGGTCGGATGGTGGTTGATAACGGGGTAACAGGGCAAGCCGCATTTACAGGAGGTTCTTTCACGGCTAATCAGTGGAACCATATTACAGTCGTGCGAAACGGAACAACTACAACGGGATATATTAATGGATCGGCAGTTGGAAGCAACACGTTCTCGCCTATATCTTCATCATTTATAAATGTTGGTCGTTATGCAGCAACTCCGTTTGCTTATCTAAATGGCTACATCGACGACCTCAGAATCACCCGATTCGCTCGCTACGTCTCCACGTTCACGCCTCCCACAGCAGCACTACCAGACATTTACAACCCGTACACTTCGCTGCCTGTCACAGGTGCTGCGTTATGGCTTGCTGGTGATGACAGTTCAACGCTTTACACAGATGCTGGTAGCAGTGCGGTTACCAAGAGCGGCGATCTTGTCTACCAGTGGTCGGATAAGTCAGGCAATGGCCGAAATGCAACGCAAGCCACCAGCGGAAACAGGCCCACCTGGGTTGCCCCCGCAAATGCCAGAAATAATCTTGGTGCGGTAGGGTTTAATGCGTCTCAGTGGATTAATCTGGCGGACAACACTTCTTTGGCATTTGGGACTAGCGATTTCACGGTAGAATGCTGGATCAAACCAACTTCGTTTTCGGGGACTTCATTCCTTCTTGGTGCTGCAACAAATAGCTTTTGTATTTACTTTGCAAGTACGGGTGCATTAAATATTGGACAATACGGTGTTGCTGGGCTAGTCGCATCATCTGTTATCTCCACCAGCACTTGGACGCACATTGCAGTTTCACGTTCTGGAACAAGTCTAAGGGTGTTTTTGAATGGGACATTGACAAATACCTTAACGAATTCCAGCAACTTTCAAGGCAGTCAAGTCACACGCATTGGACAAGACCCAGCACCGTCAAACGGCAATACCAACTACAACGGACAGATTCAGAACCTCATCATCTACAAGGGTCAAGCCCTCTACACCGCAAACTTCACCCCGTTTATGTCATAAGGAGCAGTCATGCAGTATTGCCAAGTCAGTCCAAACGGTCAAATCTCCAGCCCACAGTGGCTACCACAGTCCTTCACGACTGTATCCAACTTCAGTGCTTTGGACGATGCAAGTTTAGCCACATACGGCTATTACCCGTACATTCCATCGCCAATCCCAGCGTACAACCCTGCCACACAGCGGATTCAGCAATCATTCACGTTTGATGGCACATCCGTAAGTGATACATGGACAGTCGTTGATCTGACAGCGCAAGAGCAGCAAGCATACCTCATTCAAAGGCTCACAGAAATCGGCAACGGAATCGGCTCATTTCTCGATCAAGCGGTGTCCGTAAAGCAATACGATTCCATCCTGTCAGCCACAAGCTGGACACTGAGCAACATAACGACCTATAAGGCCGAGGGCGAAGCAGCATTAGCCTATCGGGACTCCATCTGGAGCTTGTTTTACAACATGGTTCAGGCTGTTCAGGCTGGTACTCAGGCAGTTCCTACAGTGGGCGAGTTCTTCGCATCCCTGCCACCTCTCTGGCCTGTAAACAACGGCAACGGAACATCCAACGGAACAGCTAACGGTCCAATCTGATGACTTTCAGTGCTGCCGCCAAGAACTTTGTCGTGTTGATCACAGTTGCAATCGTGCTGCTGATTGTTGATCTGATCAAGTGGCAAAGCGGCGGCGTGACATGGTCTGAAGCAATCTGGGAAGTCAATCAGCACAGTCTCAGCTTTGCACTCGGTGTTGGAGTTGTTCTGGGCCACTGCTTCACTGTTCCTAAAGGACTCGGCAAATGACAGGCAGAGAATTTCTTGACTGGATGATAGGCAGACAAAAGCCAACGCTTGAAGAAATGGCGAAACGAGCTGCACGGCAAAATGCAATTGAGCGATATAACTTGGACTCCAAGCGGCACGCCCAACTAATCACCCAGCTCGTCAATGCCCCTGCTCCAGTGTTTCAAAACTATCTGGACGACCCAAATTACACCTGGAATCCCAGCGTCATCCCAGTGCCACCCAAACCAAGGCCGATCTGATGAACCCAGTCGTCAACTACACCTACGCAGCTAGGCTTGAGCGAATCATCGACGGTGATACGGCAGTCTTAATGATTGACTTGGGTTTTGACATGCAGACACGGCAGCATGTTCGCTTTAAAGGCTACAACGCCCCAGAAATGCACAAATCGCTCGCAATCGAAGGCATTAGAGCCAAGGCTGAACTGGAAACGCTTCTATCTGGCAAGCAACTGGTGGTCACGACAACTCAAGACTTTCAGCAGACCTTTGCACGCTATCTGGCCGATGTTTACGTCATTCACCAAACCGGCATCGAATCTGTGTCAGAACATATGATCAAGTATGGATTCAACGTCAAACAGGGGGATTGATATGAGCGAAGACGAACTAAAGAATCTGCCGAGCCTTCAGGGCTACATCAACGTCGAAGAGCTTAAATTAACGCTCCTAAAGGCGTTCGGAACAGGCTCGGTTTCGGCTTTGATTCTAACCCTTCTGACTGTCATCCTCGAGAACCTCAGCAAGATTTATGTAGGTCCGGCAGCAGCAGTCGTAATTTCAGTCGCATCCGCTTTAGCAGCATTGCTTAAGGCTCATCAAGTCGGGATGAAGTATTTACAAGAGGGCGAGTAACAGGTTATAATATGCTTATATGAAGAGGCCTCGAAATGTCGTCTTCCGCCGCCACCGTGTCAGCATACGACCGCACCGCACCCCAAGACCCCAATCGGATCTTAGCGATGCAAACACCCGACCCCTCGTTCGACCTCCTGAACCCCAATGTGGGATGGGTGATCGGCCCAATTGCTGTCACAACAAACTGGGTGGGGGCCAATCTGGTGAATGTCGATCTGAGCTGGGCAGAGTTGCTGTACAGCGTTGCGGCTGTGATATATGCAAGTGCGGGCTTAGTGAAGAGCTTCAAAGAGAAGCGGCAATCCAACTCCTCCCAGACATCCAAATCATCTTCGACTGACAAAGAAGAGACAATCGACCTGAAATAACCTCTGTCCCCAGAAGGGTAAGGTGATCTAAGTGCCGGTTGGTCAAACGGTTCCATCGACTCCAATCACTTGAAAGGTGAGCAATCATGTTTATCGAAGCCATTTTCTTGTACGCCGCACAGCCGGAATGCCCAAAAGGCAACTGCAATCCAGTTCAAGTAATCACGACAACAACTACGGTTGAAAAGACTGTGTCGCCGCTGATCACTTTGCCACCTCGCCCAGGTAATGGTGGTCGTCGCCCAAGGCTATTTCTTTTTAATCGCAAGCCAGCGGCAACGAAAATGAATTACATCTACATCTGTCCCAACGGGGCATGCAAATAATGTTTACCCAACTCATCATACGCCTGATGACCCCACTGATCGTGGAAGTGATCAAGGAATTGCTCCAGCAACTCGCCAGGGGCGAAGTCGTGAGCCTCAACGAGGAAACGGTTAAAGCCGCAATGGTTCAGCGTGAAGACGCTATTTCCAAAGCAGTAGCCGCAGCGACAGCTGGCCTGTGATACGGGTGTTAGCCACTTTCGGATACATCATACTTGGAATTCTTATCGGTTTGTCCTTGTGTCTCTACTGGTCTATGGATGACGACTGGTACGAGAAGTGGGAACACCAGGACAAGCCGGAGGGGTGGGATTGACTATGCTTTTTGCCGCATTGATGCTACTTGGGCAGACCTCGATCCCCTCTTTCAATGTGCCTCCGGTGACGGAAGTTTCCATTGTTTTTGTGGATCGCGGTAGGACATACGTTGTCGGGACACAATCTGGAACAGTCAAGGCTTATGACGGGCAGGAAAACCCTGACTCCGAAAAGAAGCCCGTTCCCCCGCACCTGACAGGCCTTGCAAACGAGTTCTGGTCCATAGTCACCATTACTGTGCCTGACAAGGCAAAACGCAAGCAAGGGGCATTAGCCCTCGACAAATCGATACAGATCACGGAAGCACAGGCTGGAGCGTTGGGCCTGGACATGGCTCAGATCATCGGATTATTGGCAAAGAGTGCTGACGACAATGGCGTTCGGACTTATTGGGCTGGTGTGGGTCTTGGCGATCTGCTTGCAAGCAAGGGATACAAGACACGCGAAGAATTGCTGGCAGCATTAGCTGAAATCAAAAAGGCCTGTGAGGAGTTGAGCAAATGACCCCCTACGACGCCCTCAATTTCGGCTTCGGCTGGCACAAAGATCCTCAGGAAGTCGCCCGAATCGTCTCCGAAAACGGAATCCAAGGCTTTTCCGCAACGGCTCCCCACCTCATGGGTTCTGCTCCGACTGGTCCTGTGATCCTCACAAAATACATGGACATGGTCTGGGGCAAGGACAAATGGATCTACAATCAAGGCTCCTGCGGCTCATGCGTTGCCAACGGTGCTGGAATGGCGGCAGAAATCCTCGTAGCCGAAGACATAACAGATAAAGGTGCTGAGAATCCCGGTCGCCTTGACTGCATGTCCATCTACTGGGGTAGTCGTGTCGAAATCGGTGGTGGAAGAATTTCAGGGGAAGGCTCGGTCGGAGCCTGGGCGGCCCAGTATTTACAGAAATATGGATGCCTCCCCCGTAAGAAATATGCATCCGTAGATCTTACAGAATACTCTGCGGCTTTGTGCTGCTCAGGCTATGCCCGAAAAGGTGTTCCTGACGATCTCGAGCCTACGGCAAAGCTCCACCCAATCAAGTCTTACGCTAAGGTGGACGAGTGGGATGAACTGGTCAGTGCGATCACCTCTGGTTACCCAGTCACAGTCGCTTCCGATCAGGGGTTTAGCTACAAGCGTGATGCAAACGGATTCTCAGCCCCTAAAGGCTCCTGGTCGCACCAACAGATCATCATTGGGATTGACCTCTCGGACGATTCCGCAGTGATTCTAAATTCATGGGGCAACGACTGGATCTCAGGCCCGAAACCCGAATGGATGCCCGCTGGAAGCTATAAGATCCGCAAGAAAACTGCGGAAAGCATGCTTAAAGAGGGCGATTCGTGGGCCTTCAGTGATCTGGCTGGCTGGCAACGTAAAGAAATTCCTTGGGCGAAACTCAATTGGTAGCCTGGACTCTGTTCCTGCTGTATTTCCATCTGTACTTGATCTTCAACACAATCGCTCTGGCAATAGGGACCATTAGACATGCCTCAAGAACCAGACGACGACGATGAAGTCACAAAGAAGTCTCCAATTGACTCGCTCTTGGTCGATTTCGAGCAAATTGATGTTCAGGATAACGAAGGCTTTCAAGCCTGTGTCCTGCATCACTCCCGCTTGCAATCTCTTCTGGGGGTTTGGCTACATGCTTCTCAAATGCAGTTGAGCAGCGAAGACGATCTGGTCATGGACGAACTCCGGCAGCAACTAAAGCTCCTCTTGGCCGATCAGACCCATGACAAATACCTGAAGACAGTCAGCGTGTTTCGTACAGGAGACTACACGGCAGAACCGGAAAAGATTTAGTTTGCATCAACAATTGTTTATCTGTTAATATATATATGTGAGTATCAATCTATTGCGAGGAAAATATCGTGTCTGAACCGGAACTAAGTCTGGTTTACAAGCTGGCCCCAGCACCGAGGGTTGACAATTCCGACTCTGGCGGGTTTGCTGGATACGCTTCGACATTCCATTTTCTTGATTACCACAATGACATCATCGCTCCAGGTGCTTACAAGGCTGATATCCAGAGGTTTATGTCCAAAGGGTTTATCGGTGGCGTGAATCACGACCATGCGAATCCTATCGGCAAGCCAGTCGAACTCTTTGAGGATGCCAAAGGGCTGTTCCTCGAGGCGATTCTGGTGGATACGGTCAAGGCTCAGGAAGATCGCAAGCTCATCACGTCAGGCGTTGTCAAAGAGCTTTCTGTGGGCATCATCCCCCTGCAAATCAAGCGAATGACGAAGAAGGAAACGCTCGACTACTGGAAGAAGGCTGGATACAGCCCATCCGAAGAAGAGTTGATGCGATCCGAGAGCGGTTCACGCCTGATCAAACGAGCCAAACTTCTGGAAATCTCACCAGTTGCACTCGGTGCAAACGAGCAAACAGCCATCTCGTCCTTCAAAGCTGGGCGAAAGATCTCACAAACAACGGCAGACCTTCTGGCTCAAGTGTGCGCCCAGGTCAAAGCGTCCTACGAAATGCTTGAAACTCTGCTTGTCGATGCCGGAATCAAATCCGAATCGGAAGAAGAAGAAGCCGAAGCTCCGGCCCAGGCAAAAGTTGCAGTTGAAGACCCATTAAACGACCTTCTCGAAGCGTTTCGCGCCTACATCAAGGAGTAATACCCATGGCAGCATCGCCAAAATTGCGTGCTGAGTTCAAAAGTGCCTTTGCTGAGGCTGAAGCACTTCGGTTGAACGAAGATCGCAACGACGACCAGACAGCTCGCTACAAGGCAATCTTGCAAGAGACCCTGCCTACGCTCAAAGCCAAAATCGACGAAGCCGACGCACTCGACTCTGTCAATCTGGACGCTTACCGCGACCTGACCAACAAGTCTGTTGGTACGCCTTACAGTGGCTCAACACGCTCTGCCGGGTTCACGACGATCTCGGATTCAGGTGAGGTCCAAGACGATGGTCTGGGCATCCTGACAGAGAAACAAAACAAGTCGATCTCGACTCCAGAATATGCCCGGGCCTTTAAGGCTTTCCTCCACTTTGGTGAAGACAAGCTCAAAAACAACTACGCTCGGACATTCAAAACGCTGGTCGAAGGCATCGACGAAGGTGCTGGCTATTTCGTACCACCTGACATGCTCAACGAAGTCATTCAGCGCAAGCCAGCCCCAACAACCCTGCGAGGTCGTGTTCGTCAGATCACCACCAACAGCAACCGTGTTGTCATGCTGCGTACCACCTTCCGCGACGATGTCTATACCAGCCCGATTCAGGGTATGTGGACAGGCGAAGCCGGAACACCAAGTGCTTCCCTTGAGCCAACCTTCGGTGAGGTCTCGATTCCAGTCCATGAGTACATGGGCCGAATTTCGATGTCCAACACGCTCCTGGAAGACTCAGGATTCAACTTGGAATCCTACTTCAATCAGGAACTGCAAACCTGGCTGGATCTCCACTACGAAAAGCACCTTGCTTACGGTACGGGTGTAGGCCAACCTCGGGGCATCTGGAACTCGATTTCCAGCAGTTCGGGTGGCGAGGCAGGTAAATTCGGCTTCGTGACTGCATCTGGTTCTAGCTCGACGCTGGACGCCGATACGGTCAAGGCAATGCGATTCAGCATCCTGCCGCAATACGCCCAACCCAACTTCAGCTTCGTGATGCACCAGCAAACAGCGAAGACTGTGAGCCTGTTCAAAGCGTCCAACGGTCAGTATCTGTTCCAGAGCGGTCAGAACTTCCCTGGCATCGTCCAGCCGATTCCTGACTCGATTGACGGGTTCCCAATCAGCTACTGCCAGTTCGCTCCTCTTCAGGGTACGAGTGGTAACGCAGTTGCGTTCTTCGGATCGCTTCAAGGCGTGTTCATGCCGATTCGTATGGGCTTATCCGTACGGGTTTTAAATGAAATCGAAGCCGTGAACAATCGCCGTGTTTACCTCTTCCGTTTGCGTTGGGGTGCAGACACGATCCAAGAACAATACGGCAAATTCATCAAGGTATCTTGATATAAGCACAAGAGGAGAACCATATGTCACGTCATAATCAGCTCTTAAGTAGTGTTCAAGTCAAGAACCTTGTGTTTACCTCGGGAAACAGCTCGTCTGTTCAGGTAAACAGTGCCAACGGACTCTTCGGTGGGGTGACCTTTCTGGTCAACTTCGCTCTGGCTGCATCCTCGGCAATCAAGGTTCAGGAATCAGCCGATGGTTCTACGTGGACTGACCTTACGGTCGGTTATCAGGTATCAACCACATTCGGTGCGCCAATCACTGCCGTCCCTGCTGTTCCTGGTGCTGCAATCTCTGCATCTGCTACGACAGCTGCGACAAACCAGTTCCTGGCGATCAGCGTCAACCACCCAGGCAAGGACACTGCCGTCCAAACGTCAAACATAACTCCTTTTGTAAGCAAGCCTTACATGAGAGTTGTAGCGACAACTGGAACTGCCACTTACGGTGTTGCATTGCTGCATAACGCCAATCTGACTCCGGTTCCGCAACCTGATGTTGCCATCGAAGTCAAGGGAACCAACTGATTCCCACCTTTCGGCCCTCTGGGGCGACCTTCGGGTCGTCCCTTTGGGTTCGAGAGCTTAAGGAGACCTTGTGGATATTCTGCTGACTCTAAACGAATGCCTGACATATATTCCTGCCCTAGCGGATGCTCCATCGGCTACTGTACAGGTCTATATCGACGCTGCTTCAAGATCAGTAGAGAAGTTCTGCAACCGAATTTTCCTATCCGACACAGTCACCGAGCGTTACGTTATCAATCAAAGCCAGCGTATCTACCTACGCAGAACACCAGTTACAAGCGTTTCCCGAGTCGCAATCTACCAGCAGTCAGACCCTGTCAAGGGCGATTCCTGCGGCTATGTGGACAGCTATAACTCTAGCGAAACAAACCTGACCGAAACAAAGCTGGACATCAATCTCGAATACGTTCTTGAGCCATCCACGGGCGTGCTTACATTCGTTAATCCATATATAAACAGATTTAAGTCATTCATCAAGCAAGATAACCCGTACAGTTTGCAATATTTTTACAAAGTCGATTACACGGGTGGTTTTAGCTCTTGCCCAGATCCCGTAAAACTTGCAATTGCCCAGCTCGTCAACAGCATGTATGCCGCCGCAAAATACGACAACGCCTTACAGTCAGAGCGAATCGGCGATTACTCGTACACGCGATCCAATTTTGACGCATTCCTTTCAGCACGAAACCCAGTCGCCCACTTGCTGTCCCCTTACGTGAGGTATTCGGTCAATGGCATTTGACGACTTCCTCAACCAGACTGCCGTGATCAGCGAACTGCAATCCCTAAAGGATGTTCAGGGCGGCGTGTATCAATCTTGGATACCCGTTCTGACAGTCAAATGCCTTGTCCAGCCCAGGTCCGGTGGTGTTGACCGTGAAGATGCCAAGGACGGTTCTGCTGCAACGCATAACATCCTGCTCAAAGGCTCGCGTAACCTTACGGCACGCAATCAGATAAAGGTTGGAACATATGTTTATAACGTGGTAAGATGTAATGACTGGAATTCTTTGAGCCATCACACAACCGCTGAATGCGTAGTGGAGACATCCTGATGGATATTAACTCCGCAATGAAACTGATTAATCAGATCGCAAAGAGCGGCGTAACGTCCGGTTCCAGCCAGAGCATGCCTCAAAAGGCCTCGAAGCAATGGATCTCAGCAAACAATGATGTTCACAAGATCAATTCCGCTGCCTTGGATGCTGTCGCAGAACACGCTGTGAAGCGGGTGAAAAGGTCGTTGAGCCTAAAGTACCCACCTTCATCCCTTCCAGGTGAAGCCCCTGCAAGAAGAACTGGAACACTCCAGGATTCAATTCACTGGCGAAGAGGCGTAGAATCCCGTCAATTCCCAGGACCAGCCAGCAATTCTGCCAGTGATGAAATGCGATTTGCCTCTAAGAAGCCAGCAGATTATGCATGGCGAGAGAAGATCCAAAGAGAAGGCTTCAGCGACAAATCGATGATTACGCCTTATCCCGCCAGAAAGCCGCCTTCCATTGGAACGCGAATCATTCAGGTGAATCCTCGGGCTGTTGATGAATCAGAACGCAGTCGCCTTGAGTATTACAGCTATTTCCTTGAATCAGGCTGGTGGTCCAAGGGTAACGATGGGTTTGGCGACAAACGACCTAAAAGCGAAGGCTCAGGCAAGAAAATCAAACGGCAGTCTGTTCCCAAGAGCGAGAAGCGGGATGGCCCGAAGTGGAACCCACCCAGACCTTACCTCTCGAGGCTAGCCTGGCCGGGAATTGCAAAGGAACTGGAGGGAGTCTACAAGGATTACCTGAGAGACAAACTTCCAGCTGCATTCAAATCGCTCGCAGATAAAGCGACCCTCAAGGTCACTTACAACCGTGGTCTTCGTGTTCCGTACATTTCCGACAACAAAAATCGTCTCTAGGGGTGGGTTTCGTAAATGCCAACCTCAATCGGCACTGACACTGGTAATAACGGTACTACTACAGGGGGAACCTCCATGGCTATGACAGCTTCCGGCGTAATCAGCGCATCCACCAGCATGACCTTGACCGATTCGGACGTGAACAGCACATCCACGGTCACCCAAAGCAATTCGCTATCATCCGTCACTCGGCCTTCTACAGGGGTTCCCGCCTCGCCTACAGCGACAGAACTCACCTACATGTATGCCGACCGGATCTTCAAGAAAACTTATACGGGCATCGCGGCCAATGCGACAACAACCGTATCGCTCAGTTCATTCCCAGACTTGTTCTGTAACACTGGCACAATCTCCAAGATCAACTCTGTCAGCGTCAAGAACAACTCCAATGTGCCGATCAATTTTGTCTTTGACAACCTGACAGGTGCTACGGGCGACATCATCAAGGTTCCGTCCTACGGATATGCACAAGTCGGCGCACCATTAGACGGGATCACCGTTACAGCCGCCAACTTTACGTTGACGTGTGCCACAGCTAACTCCACAGCCGATGCCGTTGTGACAATTGCATACCAACGATGATTCCATTCGCCCAGATCGTCAACCGCTGGACAGCTTATTCAGTAGCTCCGATGTATGTCGGGGCTATTCCTGAAGGCTTGTTCCCACCTTACGCAGCACTAAACGTGGTGCAAAGCAACCAGGTGACACTTAGCGGAAACGCGATTCTATGGACGGAGTCTCTTCTGCAATTGAGCGTGGCTCACACAACACTTGCGAACTGCGAGTCTCTGGCTGATCAAGCGATCCAGACTTATGACCGTAAGCAGTTTGCCGGAGTTGCCGACATGACCTTGCTCAATCGAGCCACATCTTACAGCGAACAGCCTAATCTCACAGGCAACCGCATATGGACAGCGACTTTGGAATTCCGAGTCAGACACTAATATCCCACCAAGGAGACTCCGATGGCAGTAACGCCAAGACCAACGCCAATTGACAAATACGCTCTCGGGCGTAACTCATCAATCACTATCTGGTTTGATCATACGTCTGCGGCTGGAGTTGTGACTCCCGTAGCTTTTGAAGTCTGTATCTCTGAGGGGAGTATCTCTCTGGACACGGATACCATTGAAATCAACTCCAATTGCCAAAACGGGTGGAAGGTTAAACTTCCTGGACTCAAGTCTGGAACAGCATCTTTCACTGGCTATATCGCATCTTCGGTCTCGAAGACTCCTGGCCCTGGCATGACCGAGAACACGGGCGTAGCAACAAGCATGTACGACATCATGTCGTATCTTGGACAAACCTGTTACCTATATATCAACACAGTCCAAGACCCTGACGCATCAGACGCCAACGTAGAATACCCATTAAGCCTGATCCCACCCGGGTCAACCGCTGCTGGTACTGAGCAGAAGAACGGATTCTTTAAGACGGGCAGCGTAACCATCAGTCCTGATGATGCTGTCAAGGTCTCTATGGCTGTAGAACTCTCCGGTGCGCAGCACGTCACTGGCTTCGTTGCAGCATCGACGCTTTTCCCAGCTCCCGTTTAATCATCCACTTGAAAGGTGGGATCTACCATGTCAGAAGCATTTTACGTCGACAAGCTGGCTAACTCTGGAATCGAAGTCAAGATGGCAGGGGCGACCTTCCGGGTTCGTCAGCTTACACTTCGCGATCAGGGCGTTCTTCAGGCAATCATCCGCAAACTGCAACCATTCCCATCAGAAAAGGCCAAGAAGCTGGTCATCGGAATGGACAAGCAAGTTGCGGGAGATGTGATGAAGGAAGCCTTGAAAGCCGACCTTTTCTATCCGACTCCGGTGGCATCCCCAGAAGGATTGCAATTACTGGTCAACTCAGACGAAGGCCAGAAGGCACTCTTGAAAGCCGCAATTGGTCGTAACGAGGGTGTCTCTGATTCCACGATTGAAGATCTGTATGGGGAACTCTCCTACGCAGAATTCATGCGGATTGCTGCTATTGCAGTCTCTGGGGAAGATCCAGACAACGACCCAAAAGCGGAATGAGCAGCGGTTCGCATAAAGGTGATTCAGGAATGAATTATCAGAAGTTGATCAAGAATCTTGTGGTCGATGGGCATATGTCCTTCCATGAGGTTCTTGATTTAACTCCTTTACAGATCGCTGCTCTCATGGCCGAAAACACTGTCCCGCCAGGCGAAGTTGATCCAGATCTATACCGGAGAATTGTAAATGGCTGACCCAACCCCTTTTTGGAAAATCAATCCTCCGACCCCGACTACTGTAGCTGGAATCCCATACAATCAAATTGATAAAATTCCAGACGAACCAAGCGATGTAGATATTTCATGGCTCGACCCAGGCATCATTCAGTCGCACACTCGATACTGGTTCCCTGATATGTCTGGTTGGCGTGTAGGTTACGGCAAAAACGGATTGACGAGTTGTCAGCAGTCGTGGGTTGCTCCTTGGAAGTGTAAGGTTGAAGCAGATAGCGAAGATGGTCGTCCTACTGAGAAAGCCAGTGTGGCTTATCTGCCAGTCGTCCTCAGGCAAATGCTGAGTTGGAATCGCGAGCGATATTCTTACTACAATAAGTTCTGGGATACGGATATTGCCAACGATAAAGACCTTCGCAGCCATGGAAAGAACCAGTACAGAAATTTAGTGATTACGGATATCGAGCTTATACCGAGAACGGATCTACTCGACTCGCAGTCGGAATCCAAGATTGTATCGGACACGGGGACTCGGACTTCGCTTGGAGTAATGTCGAACACTGGGGATGCAACTCGTTGGGATAAGGATAATGCGGATGTTCTTGAGTTTACCCGAATGGTTCAGCAGCAACTCCGTATGACGACCACAGGTGGAATAGAGACAGACTTCTTGAAGAACTATCAGCAACCGTTTCCACGCATCCGCTCTCAGTTCTGGCAGATTAATATCACTTGGCAACCTGATCCGTACCAGAACAGATATGGAATTCGTTACGCAAAAATCGACATACAGCCTTCGTTGCGAATGGAGTCGCTCAAGAACGTACCAATGGGAGTTGTTCCCACCAGGTCTGATGGGCAACCGGAATTTACCCTCATAGATCCTAACGTGATCGTGATTCCTAAAGGAACTCCAGGTGGAGACCAGTCCGACCCAGGGAACATGAATCTGTTCGCACCTGTAGATTACATGGGTAAGCCGGAATGGATTCAGCCAATATCAACAGGATTTCCTGTCAGAGAACCTCAGATCACTTTCAAGGTGTCGTACCCGTGGGTTAGCCTCAAAGACTTGTTGAACGCCGGTCCTATTGGCAATCCTAAGCAGTTAGACTTAAATAGCAAAACAGGATTTGCTGGAGAAGTTAGCCCGCTATTAACACCTGAAGGTCTGTACATCGGATGTGTCAACAAGAAATCTTTCTTGGGGTATTCTAGGGGCAGAGTATTATATAATTCCGCAGAGATCACTGAATCTACAAGTCCGATCACGGGGAAGATTGGCTACGAGATCTCGCACGAATTTATCGTCAATCCTAACATGGAATGGAACCAGACGAGATATACGGGCGATTATCAGCCAACACCAGACTCGGTAGCCAAGTGGTACAGCAGAAAGACCGCTCCAGCCATAGTTGCATTCAATGTAAACGAAGTCCCTGCGGATACTAGCACTCCATCATTTAATACTGGCTACGTAGTGCAAATGCTTCCAGCCGCCGGAGGCAGACGTGTTTTCCGAGTAAAGATGGCAGGAGCAGACGATTTTCAAGCCGTATACCCTTACCCGTACAAGGAATTCAAGAATCTTCTTTACTACGGGATGGTTGGCGACAAAATCTTCTTTGACCCAGAACTAACCATAGAGGGCTGATCCATGTCCAACTCTGTCAATATCACGGGATCAGACTTCGGCGAACTGACAAAAGCTCTCTCCACGATCAACAGGGTAGCGGCGAAAGCCAACGCCAAGATTGACTCGATGTTTCAGCTTAACTTTAGTGGATCAAAGCTGTTTTCTTCTCTGGATGCCCTAAACGGTAAACTCGCAGTCGCCAGAATCCGCGCCGATGGTCTCGCCACAGCCCTCAAAGGACTCAAAGGAATCGGGTCGATCAAGGTTCTCTCTGGTGGTGGATCTGGAGGAGGTTCAGGTGGAGGTGGAGGTAAAAGCAAAGATAAGAGCGGGTTCTGGATCAGTTCTGACACTGGGTACTTTAGGAATCCTGCTTCCGACCTCAAAAACAACTTCGCTTCCAGTCTCCATGCCATGCTTCAAGCGGATAAGTTCAATAAAAAGATGGAGATGAAAGCTGCAAAGGATGCGTTGTCTGTTGAAAAGCTGAAAGGTCGGCAAGGGTCGGCTTACTTTGTTGGTCCAATCGACCAAGGCATAGCCCAGAAACGATACGACGCATCAATCGCCAGAGCCAAGGAACGTGACGCTAAAGCAGCAGAGAGGGCAGCAAAGACCAGCGAGAGGGCAGCAGCACGCCAAGAGGAGATGAATAGAAGGTCTCGCAACAGGTTGATGGCAGATTCATCGCCCAGCAGCACAATTGGCAATCTCGCAACAAGTGCATGGAGACGTAAACTCGGACTCAAAAATCTCTTTGACTTCCAATCAGCCAAGGGCTTGCTAAACGGTGGTTCAGGCAATCCGCTCATGGTCTCCCGTTTTGGCAATCCCGGCCAGATGCCCCTGATGAGCCGATTTCGCGTCTTTCAGCGGCCATTTCCTGGCTCGGAACGTAATCCGTTTGCTTTGGGCGATGCTGCCAACATTTTAAATAACGGTGTTTACTCTGCTGGTCGTGGGATCGAAGGCCTCTTTAAAGGTATCACTTCCGCTGGTACGGATTCCGTTCGAGCCTTGACAGGCTTTACGCAGATCGGTCTATCGTTTGCCACTTCTCTAGGCAGTGCAATCCCCGTAATCGGCCCATTTGTTTCCATGCTCGGCCAAGGATTGATGACAGGTTTAGATATCGCCTCAAAATCGCTAACCTTCTTTGTGGACTCGCTTTCCAAGGCAATCGGTGGATTAGCCAACTTTGTGACGAACCTGACTCTTGGTGTCAGCGGAATTCTCTCTCGAGCCGTACAAGCCGCATCCACCCTGACAGAATTAGAGAACGCCGCAAAGGTTTATGTGGGCAAAGGTTCGGGCAAGCTAATCGACACTTCGATGGACTACCAGTCCAGATACGGAATTTCGGCGACCGACTCGCTGAGGCTTATGACACGGATCGCAGGACAAGTTCGCCAAACAACATCGCTTTCCAGTGACCAGTCAGCCCAGGCCGCCGTGGATATTTTCAAACAAGTCGCAGAGGCAGGATCAGTCCTAAACCTTTCAGTCGATGACATGGGCAAGATGATTCAGTCAATGATCGCTGGAAGGTATACGCCAGGTAGACGGATGGGTGTGACAGTCTCTGCTCCCATGCTGGATCAAATCTCGAAGAACGATACTTCTCGCGGTAAGCCAGGGACGATGTTTGAAGGCCGGACGATGTCATTCCTGTCAGAATTTAAGCGTCAAACGATGCCGTTCACGGGTGACTTGGAGAAGACGCAGTACGAATTTGCGAATCAGCAGCGTAAGATTCTCGGTCTGTTCGAGGGCATGTTTGTGCAGTTGGGGCGTGTTGTTGAGCCTTTCGCCAAGGGTTTGTTGATTGTCAGTAACACTCTGTTGACTACCGTATACGACAAGCTCAAAGGGTTTGCAGAAGGTGCTAAGGCATCTATTGAGGACATTCGTGCTGGAGGGTCTGGAGGTGGATTCGGCTCTGCCTTAAGATCATTTGTATATGCTGTATCACGTGCTGGTGACTACGTGTATGCCTTCGGGCAAGCTGCGTATGATGCCAGAGACACGATCATGGAGTATGGCAAAGCATTTGGTACTATGGTTTTGCTCGTTGCTAAAGACCTTGCTGTTTATGGACTCCGAATGACCAGCGTAGTCATCAAGATTGTCGAGGCGATCAGCAATTTGCTTCCTTCAATAACAGACATGACCCATGCGTTAGTGCTTGGAGCGGAATTTACAGCCAGGCAAACAGGCATGCAGTCTCCAGGCCAGAAGGAAGCGGATAAGAAATATTATGAAGACCAATTATTGGTAGACAAGACGAAACAGAGGCTAAGAGGCTTTAAGGGTGGCGACCGATTCATGAGGGACAACGTGTCTGGGGAACAGATGTCTAAGGAGCAACAGCTTGCCAAAGCCGCCCAGAAACGCCTTGATGCTGTCGCGTCAGGAATCCCTAGATCTTTTGCTTATGGAACAGAGAATGCCCCCGCGATTACCCTTGGCGATTCAGTTTCAAAGTTTGCGGATAAACTCAAAAGCGTCAACAATATCGGCGACTTAAAAAATATTTTCGGTAATGTCCCTGATTCAGGTGCAGCGGAAGATATCCTCAAAAAGCTAGTCATGTCCACAGAACGCGAAGCCAAGTTCCAACCGCTTCCACCGATGGCTGAGAAAGGCCGACTCTCGTCTTACTTCTCTCCTGCCGCATTCCGAGATGAAATCGCTGGTTCTGACAGAGGGCTAAACGCTGCTGAAGAGACTGCTGCAAACACGGCTGAAATGGCAACTTACCTTCAAAAACTTACCGAAACCGCAAGTGTAAACTCGCTGCTTAGTGGCGGCAAGGTTGCTTATCTAGGGGCATAAACATGACTGATCGATTTAGGGCTGGCGAACCACTTTCGGCCTCCAAGCTGAACCGGAACTCGGCAAGCACGAACACTACAGGCTATTACGGTCCTGGCTCATACGTTAAAAGCGGATCGACATACGGGTCGGTACAACCAGATGTATCTGGTGTTGAATCATTCTGGGTCTCGATTGACGAAGAAAACGCTGAACAGGTTGACCAGAGCTTTGCATCCGGCAGGGTCATTTACAGGTACTCATGGACAGAAGTGCAGTTTGATCAAGGGGCTGGCAGTTGGAGGAAGTCGTCCTCTCGAAGTGGGCATTTCTCTTTCGATCCGGTTTACAATTTTGACCCCACGCAGAGGATACCGATAACCGCAGAGGGGACTTTAGGAAATTCCTCTGTAAAATACGTCAGTACGGTTTACCCAGTAACCCGAGACCCTCACACCGGGGTTTTATTTTTTTTTTCCTAGAGGGTGCAAACTCCCGCAAGATCCGGGCTGGCCTGTCAGCATATTTGGGTTTGGTGGGACGATGGAGTTCGTTTATCTCGACCAGCAGGACGAGCAGGGAAATTACTTCATCAATCCCTCAGTTCCAGACAAGGATGACTTAAAAAATATTCAGGCGTGGCGAGTCGCTATTATGCAAGGGGATGACGGTAAGACTTATCAGGTCCGAGGGTATTCTGGGTGGTATTTTCAAGCGTCCTCAAGCACGTCAAATGTTGAAGTGAATTCAACACCAAACGGCGAAGACAATTATTTTCAAGGCCGAAACAAATGGTACAACTTTACGAAATGGTGGGCAAACAAGCCGAAGGATGACCCATGGTACGCTGACCCAGAATTTTCACCTAATCTGAAGTATTACGGACTGGAGCATCTATTCCTTGGGCTAGCGGAGTTTGGCGGGCATAATTTTACTGGGAGAGGCGTAAATCCTGAAAACCCATCGCTGGGTTCCATAACCAGATATCCTGGGCCTATTCGCATGAGCCATCTTTATGGACCGCATGCACAGTACCAAACTAACAATATTTATCACACGATGAAGTTTGAGTACTCTGGGAAATGTTCCGCTAGATTGACCGGAAAAACGCCAACCGTTGAGAACTGGGGCAACCTTGGGTCGCTCCTCGACGGAAACGGCAAGACAAAATTCGCCGCAGGATCGGATACCCTTTTGGTAATCGACGGTCAACGAGGAATCCGAATCAGGGTTAATGGCTGGCACGCTCACTTTGGTGACCACATACAGGCCAATTCGGCAAGCAACAACGCCGCAGCAGCAACGGCTAGCCTTTTGGCTTGGCAACTCCCAGGGTCGCTGTACTCGGTCAACCTAGAGACAGGAGCAATCAATCCGGTAGGAGGATTTACAATTCGTGCGTTTCACCACTGGTGGATCTCGAAATGGTGCGAAAAGAACCCAGAGAAAAAGCTGGACCGTTACAATATTTATGCAAGGGCGCAGCTTTTTAACTACACGCCAGTTGCCCCTGGTGCTGTACCGATTACCGAATTTTCTGATCCATACAAGGTGCTTAAAGATCCGTCACATCTTTTGATTCCTGATGACATATGTTTTGCAAAGGCAAGAGTGGATAGAACGATTCACGAACCAGCTATACCCCCGTGGGTCCCAGAACCGACTTACGCTGACTCTGTCGCTATTGATTTTAGCTTTAAGTATAATTCCTCAAAATGGAGATATGTCGTTATCGATCTGTTCAGTGATGGCACGCACATAGGCTCATGCACGTTAAAGGTCACGCAGGAAGGAGAGAGAGTGTATGTGCTGCCTCAGCCTCGCTGGAAACAATTTACAGGCGGATACGAGGGAGAAGACGCAGAAGAGCGGGGGTTACCTGGCCTTGACGAGAATCAGGCGTTCATGATCTGTTTGCCATTTGGTCAAAGAGAAAAATCTGTTCTACCGACATGCGGAGTCGTCATCACAAAGAAGGGTTTCGTAGGCAAGCCTTACACTTTCGTCCCATGGTCTCGAGACAACCCTTACGTCAAAGGCATGCCAATGGGTGGACCAGCGATTGAAGGTGTCACTGTTGAGTGGGGTGATGGTCTTGCTGACGCATGCTTGTTGGGGACCGCTATAGATCATCAGTACGATACGGCAGGGGTTTACACGGTCACCGTTAAGGTTCGTTACAAAGCTAGCGATGGACGACAAACAGACGTGTCTAAAACCTATATCACTGTGGAGGTCGCACCATAATGGCTCACACATGCGTATGCACAGAATCAGGTACTTGCAATTTCTTCAAACGCGAGATGAGCGATACCGATTACGATATCTGCCGCAACTGCTTCAATAACCAATCTCGAGCCTCAATCGTATCCCAGTGGTACAAAGAAAGAGGCCGAAAACTCGGCATACTCAACGGTTGTGCCTTGAAGGGCGATCCCGTTCTAAACGAGTTTGGCAACCAAAAGATTCGCAGGACGTGCGGTTGTGGTGGAATGAAGTCCGAGATTCCTCTGTTTGAGTGCCATCACCCACAGCCCAGAACAGCTGAAGAAGATTGCGAGAAAAGATGTACGGATTACACAAGTTTCTAAAAAAGTAGCCCATCCATGGGCCTCGGAAACTGCTTGCTATTGCCTCTCGATTGGATCAGTCGTGCTGGGTCACTGCAACTTGAATGTCTGAGTCGCTCGCCAGCAAAACACAGCGATAGCACCGACCAAATTGATGCAAACATCGGCCTACGGTTTCCGGTTGTCAGTAACGACTGTCAATGACTCCCGAGTTCTTCAGGGATCTTGCGTAAACTGCTACGCACAAAGCGTCCGCTGGGCCATCCTTGAGCTTACCTTGATCAGGCCACCGTTGCTGGCAGTAGATAATCGAGCGAGCCTTGCCCAGTTTTTTGTCCAGTCCCTTGAATACAGCGGATTGCCACACCTGAGGTCGCACTAGGGCAAATGGACTGTCAAGAGTGCAAAGCACAGCCTGTAAGCCTCCAAAGCCCATGCCGAAGGTAAACATGCTTGTCACGCCTTGACCAGGCATCGCGCTCACCTTCTCGATCACAGAAAAGTCCGGTTCCCATTCTCTCACAAGAGTCGCGACAGCATGGAAATCTATGCTCGACCCTTTCTCACCTTTGGTTACAGGCATGGACTGAGTATGCAGAATGTCTCCGTATTCGTTGACAGCTGATATCCCACCCTTCAAGCCTGGATCAAACCCTATGTAAACAGCCATTTATCTGCCCAGCTTTCTACGCTCAAGGATTACCAGGTCGTATGCTTTTCGTCTTCCCAGAGTGTCTGGCACGTCATGCCACCACCAGTGGAACGACTCCATATCCGTTTCTGCCTCGCCCTCCTTAACTCCCATCCGAAACAGATGTTCCAGAGCGGAGATCGCACAGTGATAAGGCCAACCGACAATCCCATGGTTCCACAGTGTGGTGGTCAGATCTGTCGCTGAGAACAGCCAGAAAGGCCTCCCGTCAGCCAGTCGGTAATACTCTGGGCAACTGCTGATCCTGTCGGTTCTTAGTTCGCCGTCCAACGAGTTTGCCATCCTCTTTTATCTCGTATCTTTTAAGTGCAACGCCGTCAGAATCTCTCTGAGTCAAAACCCGATTCGTCAAATCGATTTCCACAGAGTGAAGTCTGTTGGCCTTGTCAGGACATTTTTGTCTCAAGTCTTTGTAGGCCTGAATCTCAAGCCCGTCTTTAAAGACTTCCAATTGGAAGTTGATCATTTATATTATACTCCCTGAGGATGCGTTTATCTCTAATCTGAGCCTGTTTTCTGCAAGAGGAAGCCACCAATTGAAATTTAATTCAGGCCTCTCTTCCGAGACTTCGCCAATCAACTGAATCAGTTTTAGAAGCCTGAGCAGCATGATGTAATGGTCCATGGTCAAACCTTTCTGTGGTCAAACTTGAGAGACTCATACCCATCAACATCAATGAATATGTGCATATCTTGAAACACGCTTGTTGCATAGACGTAGATTTCTCGAGCTATCGCCACAGCCAGTCGCCTGATTTCCAGGTCAGCGTGAATCGAACCCCTCTGTTCAAGGATATTTCGCCATGCCCTTAGATTCCCAGACATGAACAGGTGAGTTTCAATCGAGTTGGGCAGAACAGATCTCGCGGCTTCGCGAGCCTTTTTGCGGATATATGTCAACGCTTCACGGTCAGCTGTCTCGTCAGGATGATCTTCCTGCCATCTCCGGCTGATAGCTGTTGTGCAAACATTGAGCATCCGGTCATAAGAGGCAGACGCAGCAGTCACTTCTGATTTGAAGCATTGCTCCGCGACAAGATCTCTAATGATCAGAGGTGGAACAATGTACCCCAGGTTGTCAGGCTCAACGTATCTTTGAGATAGTTGCGAGAAAGCCGTTCCAGCCCTGTGACGGATCAACTCATGAGTCAGGCTTCGAGATACACCTGTGATCAATAAGCCCACGTAGGAGTGTTCCAGGACGCTTCCATGACCAACCTCGAGTATATGCCCAATGTAACCCCTATTGCCTCCAGGACGAGGGTTTTTGAACGACTGATAGCATACTCGGCCAGCGAACTCGGGAATGTGGTCCAAGCTGTGTGTGTTCTGGGCGTGCATGCCTGATGCATAATCTTTAAGATCGTAGTCTCGGAAAACCGACACTGTTGCAACTTTTACCTTTGGTTCGTATATCAACTGCATGACGAATTCGCCCTTTGTTCGATGACGTAAAAATGGAATGCCTGAATCGCTTCTTTCCTCGACGGATGACCTATCCACTTCAATCCAAAGACCCCGTCTTTCGCAAAGACCCCGTCAGTAAGCACATAAACCATCAGGTAATGCAAGGCGTCCTTGTCATAGTAGAAGATCTCGGCCTTATAAGGCTCATCCACCAGAGTGATCGTAGCCCCGTCTATCGTTGACCATCTGTTGTCTGGCTTCATTTCTCTGATTAGCTCTCCAACCTGGTTCTTTTCCAGCATTTCTTTTCTTCCTTTCTCTCAACTTCGCGCTGCGAACACCGTTGACATGTCCCATTTCCTGCAACTCACAGGGGGGCAACGGCACTTTCTCATCCATCAATTCCGATGACGGGCATTTCAGAGTCAGCCTCATGTGAGCCGATACAAAAGCCAGCCTTTTATCCATCGCTTTCATGTACGCACGGGTGTACTCCACTAGATTTTCTCCTTACTCTTGCGATCCAGCCTGGTTCGACCTGTACTTTTGAATCGCTGCTGCTGCGTCACCAAACTGCAATCCCCGAGCCTTTTCAGGCTTCATCCCCAGTGAAATGAGGTAGTTCAACTGTTTAATCGAACACAGCCCTGAGTTTCGCCTGTCAATGATCTGGCCGATCAACTGCGAAGCCTGACGCTTGGTCATGTTGTTGACATCTGCCATTCCAGACTTGTTTAGAAAATCCTTCTGGGCGGGAGTCGCAAGCTCTCCGAATCGGTTGGCGTTGGTCAGCATGGCTCGGGACACACCCAAAGAAGCAGCAAGCTCAAATGGATTAATCTCGACCCGCCGATAACTCATGTCCAGCCTGGCAACCGGAACCTTAATCTCCTGCCTTTGCTTCCTTTCCGTCTTGGCTCGCTCCACGGCTTGCCAGAGATCAACACCCTCTTCGACCAACTCCTCAGCACGCTTGGAATCAACCTCCTCACAATCTGTCAATGAGCTTGGCCCAATTAGGTCCATGTCTGTTGTGTGTGAGAAATCCAGAATCAAACAGTCCGATTTGTCTTTGCAAAGCCTCGTCCCTCGACCAACCATCTGGGCATAAGCGATACGGCTTCGAGTGGGCTTCAACACAACACAGTCTGTAGGCTTGTCATCAAACCCTTCCGTCAGGATCTGGCAGTTGACAAGGATCTTTGTGAGACCGTTTTTGTAACGCTGAATTGTGTTGTCACGGTCAGGCTTATCGCCGGAAACCCAGTCCGCAGCATGTCCCAGTTGCTTTAAGGCATCAGCCATGGCAATCGAGCTACCAACGTCAGGCATGAAGACAATGATCTTCTTTCGATCCTGGATCTCTTTGCTGATCGCGTTTGCTAGTAACTCGATGGCTGGCTGGATCTTACGTCCAAGATCACCCTGAGCGAAGTCGCCATTCTTGCCCGTTGTTTTGCACCCCCTCAGGTCAACCCCCAAAGAACACCGGACAAACTTGACAGGTGATAGAAATGGCCCAGCAGGATCATGGATCGCGTCATAAAGCGAGTAGCTGTAAACAACATCCTCAAAACGCTTCAGGCTCTGTCCATCAGGTCGATCAATCGTTGCAGTGACCCCAACAAGTTTTGCGTCAGGAAAGTGGTCATAAACAGACGAGTAAGTCTTATTGGACTCTCCTGCGTGATGGCAGTTGTGTACTAATACGCCGTTGGCAAAGTAGTTATTGTTTCCTTCAACTTCGAGGTTATAAGTAACACCTCCTTCACACAGTCCTCCGAATGTTCCATCACCTGTTTGTTCGTGAAACGCAACACTTTCCACCCTTGCGAATTCAGACAAGCCTCCTTTCGCCGATCCTGCTCTCTTCTTGGTATCGAGTTGTGCGATTGACCGTCTATCTCGACCGCTAGCCGAATGTCCTTGCAACCCAAATCTATTTTGTAATGATTCGGAGTCTTGAAGAGTTGCCGTGATTCCTGCGTTGTTAAAACCGTAATAGGAGCCAAGCCAGTCAGATCCGACAGAGTCTTTTCGGCAACCGACATGCCCCTCCCATTCCCCCCTTGCACTGGGGGTTTCCAGCCGATCTCCTTTAGCCTGGCTTTCTGCTTCTCCCGAACCTCCTCCCTCTTCATTGGATTGTTGGACTTCATACGACCAGACGCATACTTCCGGTTTGTTGCTGCCATCCTTAGAGAGGAATCGATCCCCTGACATTCTTTTGAGCATGTCGCTCGATAACGCCCGTAACCCATTTCCGTCTGTTTCCCGCACACCTTGCATTTGCCATCCATAAACCATGTCTCCTGGAGAAAGATCGCAAGCCTTAACCCATTCCCGATCTCGGGAAAACACTGGGTGATTCGGCGTGACAGTCATTGCTGAACCGTTTGAGAAACGTACAGTCATTAATTCCGATGGAACTGAAACCAGTTTTTTCTTAACCGACTTCATTTCAATTTTGCGGCTTGACTCGTTGAATGTAGCGACCAGGTCGCCATTGCAAATTCTTTCAATAGGAACCCCATCCACAAGCGTCCCAGCGGGAAAACATTCATCTGTGATGATCAACTGAAAGTCGTCTGGCTGATACCTTTTGCATCGCTTTGTCATGGACTGAATTGTTGTGCAAACCACATGCGGATCGCCCAGGGCAAACCCGTGATGGGAACCCTGTTCACGACCCACCATCAAGCCGCACAGTTCAAACGTATCTATTGCCTGTTTTACAAGTTCCGTACGGTGGACCGCGAACAAGGCTCGAGAAATCAACCCTTCCTCAATCAACTGACGAATCAAGACTCCTACCGTTACAGTTTTCCCCGCGCCGGTCGCCATCTGGAGAATTCCAGCCTTATGATCATCCTCGTAGACCCATGACCTAATCTTAGCAATCGCCTCATCCTGGTACGGATAAGTTGAAAACTCGCAACTCTGGATAGCAGAATAGGTTAGCTCAGACATAATACCCGTGTCCCCAGCATCCGTTGCAATGAGCAATCGTTGGGTCTTCACCAGTCCCATCACAAATCCCGCAAATCCTCCAGTTCCTGGGCGACCTAATCACTGGCCGTTGCAATCTTGCAAGTAGTGGGCCAGGCGTTTCGCCTTCAGCGTTTAGCAAGCAGATCTGGGACTGGGCCAGAAGTTCATGGGCTATCTTATGTAGATATAACCATGCGTTCATATCACGGGCAAGAGCAGACCTTTTGGGCTTCGCCAATCGCTCGTAAATGTACTCGTACTGTCGTTCATCATCATCCTTATGAGTCTCAAAAGCCTCTCGAATAATTGTGTATTTCAATTCCGCATCTGGCACAGCCTTTTCAGCGTCCGAAAAAGCATTTCTGATTTTCTGATCTGCATCCATCATCACTGCCTCCTATAAAAAAGTTGCCCCGTCCATGGGGCGTTCCCACATCCTTAGAAACCAAACGTCATAGCCACATTAGGATCTTTTGCAGGGGCTGGAGGTGCGGGTGCTGGTGGAGGTGGAGTGAAATCCACTTCTGACCCCTTAACCTGTTGCCCCATGACATAAGATGGCTGGCTTAGATTCCCACCTGTTTTGCGTTTGAACTCTTTCGACTGCATTGCAATCCGAGAAAGCCATTCTGGTAGAGAAGACGTTTCGTCTTCGTCAACGCACCAACTGTACTCAGCGACCTGAGAATTGAAGGTGCTGGCAGTCGGGAAAATGCGTGCGATGTTGCTATACGTCTCTCCATCCCTCTTGCTGACCGAGTGGGTGAACACGACAGAGACAAACTTGCCGACAATCGATTCAATCCTGAACTCGCCAGCCTCTGTGTTATTCAGCGGTTTGGCAATCACGTTCTCGACCAACTGTCGCAGCTTGGAAGTGGCGTACATCGACGCTCCGTAATCCTTCCATTTGGTGATGGGCCGACCACCTGTAGTCTCTGGGGGAAACTCAAAGCCGACCTTGATCGTCCTAGAGTCTTTTGTGATACCTTCAAAGGTCTTGGGATGAGACCCAACGTCAACGACTGCAAAGATTTTGCCCAGGTGAGTACCTTCAGGCATAATGTGGCGAGCTTTTTCGTCCGACTTCGTGTAGTCACTAGCGTAATTCATCAAATCCCTCTTATTGCCGCCACTGCGGCTTCAATCGAGTCAAAAGCATGGAGTGCAACCAATGCACCCCAGAAGTCCATAGAACCACCACTTGTCCAGACTACCGATCCATCAACTCGCACAGAGGCACTGGGCCGACTATCATGCGGGTCACCTGGTCGATAACATGGAATCCATCCAGCCTGATTAGGCCTTCCGGCCAGCCTCAAGCCATAACTCTGCAAGATAGAGAGTCGTTCAGGGATCTCATCGGATGGGGCAAGAGATCGAGACGCAGAAAATGTCAATGATCCTGTAAAAGGTTGCTTCTTCTGAGTCGTTTTGTCTTCGATTTCACTGAGCAACCACTGCGGCGCGATGCCACATTTGCCCGTGAGCGGGTTGACTGAACCCGTCCATTTGTACATTTTCCCAGAGCCGTACTGAGTAGGAGGGCAGGAAGCAAGCCTTCTGTCACCAAGGACGAGGATTTCTTCGTGTTTGCCAGTTCCTTGCCACAGACGCACGTTGGGGATTGGTCGGGAGTACCAGTGAGGTAATCTGAGCCAGATGTGCAAACCACCCCCGCCAGTACTAACTTGCCAAGTTCGCGGTAAAGACGGTCGAGTTTGAAAGAATTCACGGATCATATCCTGCGGACCATCCAGGTCCAGTACGAGTAAACGTGATGCCAGCCCTGGCAATGCAGCAATATTCTTAGGTGATAGATCTTTCATGGCCGACAGTGGAAAACCGCTCCAATATTGGGACGTTTGAATCAATGGCATTTTCTGTTCAGAAGACATGGGAACCGTATTGATCCCATGATTCTTAAGAACTTTTATCCATTCGAGAGTGAGGGAGTTTTTTCCCACAATTTGGTCGCCCCACAATTTCAGAACGGGCCACCTGAACGTCTAATTCTGCTTCGATGCCAACCCTGATCGACCTCGTGCTTGACAGAGTGATATACGTTATCTTTGCAAGCAACCTCCCGTCAGGTCCAAACAATTCAATCGATTCGCCAGGGTTTCTTGAAAGTACTAGCATGGTTGATCCTCCTGATCAGTTCTTATCAGACAACAGGTTGTTGAGTAAGTCGTTCCGTCATGACCAATGGACCCACACGACCAGCATCCCACAAGTCGGCAAGAGCTTTACCCTGCTTCTGGAAATCCGTTTCCGAGCCATCGACAAAGCATTTGTACCAGTGCTTGACAAGCCCTTGTGGAGCAACAGCCAGTTCCTGAGACTTAGCCAGCAAGAAATCCCTGAAAGGTTTTTCAGGTTTGATCACGGTTGGCTGTTCAGCCGCCTGTTCAATCAGATTTTGCTTGGCAGGAGGTGGTGTGGCAGAGACTCCGTCTCGACCAACTTCTTCGGCAATCTGCTGATCCACTGCTTTTTGTACACGGTCGTAAATGTCTCCCAGCAACTGTGGAAAACGCTCATCCGTAACCATCCCAAGATCGACCGACATTTCAATCTGGCAGTTTGCTTCGTACGAGCTAAAGTGTGGTCTGCCAATCTTTTTGGCGATTCCTGCACGTACCAACACAACAGCTTGATTCTTTAAATCCATTGCTGGACTCCCTTCGTTAAGACTTCTTGTCATCCCCCAGTTGGGATAGTGGAAGATATCGGTTCACGCAAAACATGTCAACAGCAAATACGAAAAAATTTTCAGGTTTTTCACGAAACGCTTAAAAATACGCAGGAGGTCGTGGATATCGGTCAGGTAAAATCTTGTACACTACTCCCCTGCACCATTTTGTTTTGCTCTATATATGAAGGGTCAACGTAGGATCGATACGAAAAAATATTTTTGACTTTCTTGTTGACAATCGTTTCGAGACGGACTACTATCTGATTGACGCAAGAACGTCTTGTGTCTAAATCTCAATCGTCCCACGTGGAAAGGGTCGTATAGTAATGGCTACGTTAAGCTCTGGACCGCGAGTTAATGCCCGATCAACGCCTCGTATACATGAAGGCATTAAAAGAAACTGCATCGAACTGTCTGAACGAGGATTGGTTTTTGAAGGCCGACAGGTCTCAGCCGAAGCCCTCGTATCAGCTTTACTAAAATGTTATTTGGATCTGACATTCGACGAGCAAATCGCCATGATGAAACCTGCCCTCAAGGAACTTGAAAAAGAACTTGAAGAAATGGATCAAGATTTTTCTTGACAGTCAGGTGGTCGGAAGTCTAAATTCACTCTTGTCCCGTCGAGCTGTTCGGCGGGATGAAAATGACCTAAACCCATACAGTACAACAGTTTGCCCTCAGCTTTGCAAGCAGGGGGTTGTCGGTTCGATCCCGATCGTCTCCACTATTTGCCTATTCAGATTTTTACCAAACGCTTTGTTTATTGCTATTTCAGCCCTTTCATGGTATCATGGGGGCTAATAAGAAGGGGCAAACAGCAGTTTAAAAGGGGCAAATAAGCGATGCGTCAACGCTCTAACGACCACCT